AAGTACCTCTAATTCCTACATGACCTACATCGCGGGTAACTTCTCCCATGTCCTTTGTAAATGCAAAATCATTCATCGCATTATGTACGTCTTTTGCTTCTTTTGAGTCATTACTTCCGTCAAAATGAACTAAAGTAACAGTATCATTATCAGGTCTAAATCTATTACTTGGAGGAGTGAAGTCTGTATGGTATCTAGCAGTGTCTGAAACTCGTAATTCATCAATATAACCTACAAAAGTTGGCCCAAGCTGAACGTTAGATGTAAAAGTATTATTCGCAACTGCAAAAGACGCATTAGCCACCAGGTTACCATTATAGAAAAGTCTCATTCTTTCTTCTTGGTTATCAAAAGAAGCCGCAATGTGAGCAAATTCACGTTTCTTATACTGTTGAGACTCTACGCTAGTATTGGAACCTAGAGCAGTAGTCGCTGTTCCAGAAATATTTGACTCAAATGCTAAACCATATTGATTTGCCAACCTAAATTGCATGAAATTTGAAGCATCTGTGTTAATTGAGAACACGTTCGAATCTGTTATGTTCTCTGCATTACGCCTAATAAACATCTCAATGGTAAAATCACCCTCTTCAAATTTTAATCTGTCTGGCACGGTACCAGAAGAGATAAAATCTGCGGTTGCCAACTCTAGGGATGATTTACCGAATCTTTTAATCCTTGAATTAATGTGTGCCCCACCATTAAAGGTAATTGTTAGTTCCTCTGAGTTAAGGGTCTCTACAGGGGTCCCCAAAGTAGTAGGATCATTAAGAACTGTATGCTCTTGTCCATCAAACTCTGTTACTTGATAAACATTATTCAAAGGCAATCGAGATACCATTACAGAGGTTTTACCTCCGTCAAATACTTCTACATAATCATTAGCTAAAACTTCATGACCAATATAGTGTTCAACCATGCCGGTAGCATAATTTAACACGTTAGCAATTCTATCGTCTTGAGTAGTGCTATTAATTGATAAATAGTCTTTTACTTGTTCTAAAGTTATGTATGGATATTTGCCAAAATTTTCTTGTAGTCTATCTACCATGGGGTTTCCTTTTCTTAGTGTTCTACGTTAGAGGTATCGTCCTCATCATAGTCCTCTTCTTCGTCGTCGTCCTCGCCATAGTCTTCTTCTTCTTCATCATCTTCGATTGTATCACATTCGCAAGGTGTGGTATTACAGTCTTCGCACTCATCTTCAAGTGCTTCGAGTTCGACAACTTCTTCTTCATACTCCTCACCGTCTTCGTCATAGGCAATTCCGACATCGCCATGCCAATTTTCAAGCTCTTCTTTGGCTACATCTACAGAGTATCCGTGTCTAAGCAGCCAAGCATAAGCCTCTTCACGGTTTGTAATATCTACTGGAATCATTTTATTCTCCTTAAGTGCATTAGGGGAGACGTAACCGCCTCCCCCATTGTAGTAGTCTAATATTTAACGTTAGCTATTAGCCAGCGTCAATGGTTACAGCGTAGGAGTACTTAGTAGCATCCAGGGCTGAAGCAGAGTTGGTGGTCAAAGCTTTGAAGTCTATTCTAGTAGACATGTACATTGCTGTGACCTGCTGGCGAGGTTCGTACTCGCTCTCGATCTCGATACCACGACGTTCTGCAATCATGAAGCCAGGCTTATACATGAGAACACCGATTTGGTTATCTTGGCTACCAACGTTATCCATAAACTCAGAGATTGCAACCGGAATACCGTAGACGGCACCGACAGAACCTGTGAGGTATGTTGCGTTCGGTCCAAACTTATCAACAGTCTGGAAGTCAGAAGTAGTTACAAGGTTGTTATAACCCTCAATTGAGGTAACAAACACAAGGTCACTACCAAGCTGAAGACCATATTTACCAAGCTTAGTACGGGCAGCAGCAATATCACTTGGGTCAGCTTTATCATTAGATGATCCAGTATCTACGGTCAGGCCTGCACCTACGTCTGCGGTAAGTTTACAAACACCAGTGATAACTGATGCATAACCAGTTCCAGCAGTAATTGCATTTGTCGGAGAAGCAGTAAAGCCACTCAGTGCTCCAGTACCACGAAGGATTGACTTATCAATCGCACGGGCAAGGCGGCATGTAGCAGCTGCACGTAAGAAGTCGATAAGTGGAAGTACTGTGTCTTCCTCTTCGTCTTTAGCAAGGTGAGTAGAAGCCATAAACTTATGTGGAGTAAAGTCCACTGAGCTGATGGTGTTCTGATTACTAGCCGGTACACGAGTTCCATCGGCAATGCCTGTTGCAAATGTGCCAGAAGCAAACATTGCAACATCACCATCGGTGTCTTCGTCAGCGACAGGTACGCGGAAATTTCTTGCGTCAACAGCTACACGGTCGAACATTGGGGCAATAACAAGTTGCTGCTCCATCTCAGTGTAAATGTTGCTTGAGAAATTGCTAAGGAACTGATCAACAGTTGTAATAGCTTTCATTCTTGAACCAAGCTTGGTGTCAAAAACATCATTCTTGTTAAGCATCTTAGCGAGCAGTACAGCGTTTGCCTGCTCTTTCTCAGAGAACTGAGCCTGATTACGGCTCTGCTCTTGGAAGTGCATTTTAGTTTGCTGAAGGGCTTTAATCTCGTCCTGGTATTTTGCCATTTGAGACTTAAGTTCAGCTACCTCATCGCTTTCGCGAGGAGTGTATTCGGACTTTTCTTGAGCGTCTGACTCTTTAATAATAGCTTCGCCGGTTTTCTTGACCAGTTCTGCAACTTGAGGCTCAGACACTTGAGCTACTGGAGTAGCTTCTTTTTTGATTTCTACTTCTGCTTCTTTAGCAACAGTTTCGATATCAATCGTATCTACGACTTGTTCAGCCATTGTTTCATTCTCCTTATCAGAATTATTGTGAAGCTCTTTAGTCAGACTTTCGTTAGAAACCTTGTCTTCACTGTTTTGTGATTTTATTTTAGATTGTGAGGAAAGTTCATCTGCGTTCACATTAAGAACATTATCACAATCTTTACCTTCCGAGTCAATCTCTAAAAACTTAAAGATTGGGGATTGGGCAGTTGGTATTTTAGTCACCCTATACATTTTTTCATCGAAATTAACTAAATCTCCATGCTGAAGTGATTCTGGAGTAGCTGATAGTAAGTTAACCATGGGAATAGACTCATTAGGGTCACGAGCTATTAACTCTTCTTCTAAGTCTTCCTCTTTCTCAACTTCTTCCATAACCTCTTCAGTTGATTCAGCTTCTTTCTCTTCTACGACCTCTTTGGATTTTTCTTCAACTTCTACTTCAGCCTCTTCTTTAATTTCGACCTCCATTTCAGCTTTCTCCTCGATAGCCTCAGAAGTTTCAGTTTTGTCGTTAGACATTGCTTCCTCCTCTGTTGGAGACAAAGGACGTTCTGAAACGACCTCTTCGTTCTCCATGTTATGAATTGGTACACCCACCATAGTTATATCGTGGGTATGACCCTCAGCTTCCATCACAATACCATTTACAATCTTATGAGCATGGTTGGACATATGAGATGCGTATGTAGTAACTCCAGTCCCGTTATCATCCATTTCAACGGTATGGTAATGTCCTTCATTTACGTTTGTGATACCAGCCTTGATACTACGCATCATTTTAATTTCGTCATTAGAAGCCTCTTCAAAAGATTTCTTAAACTCTTCATAATCGTCATCTGACTCAAAGCTCTTCTTAACTGAGAAGAGAGAGTCTTGATTACAAGGAACTGATACAACAGAGATTTCCATGAGTTCAACATCAGTGATCATCATAGAATCATCTTCTCTATTATACTTACCATCTTTTACTCGAAATCCGACAGAGAAGCTCTTCAAAGCTCCATCTTTAATAAGTGTCTGGATACCGTGACTTCTTTCAGCTGCCTCAGAAACTTTAGCCTCGACAAAAATTCCTTTTTTATCAACTGTAATCTTTTCGACGCGACCAATCGGTGCATCATGTTTGTGTTGATATAAAAGAACAGGGTTACGACGATAATTCTCGACGCCCTTAGCCCAAGCATTAGCTGTGACTACATCACCAGCACGATCTTTCGTGATAGTGTTTGCGTAACCAGCAATCTTTAATGCTTTGGAACCTTTTTTGACAGACTTAGCTTCAAAGGAACTGTTTAAGTATAAAGTTTTATCCTTCATTAGTAGTTTCCTCTATAGTTGGGTCAATAGACTCACTTTCAATGGGTCTACCCCCTTGGGTGGCATCAGTTGCGCTACCCGTAATATTTTGTGGTACTCTTATGTTATCATTATTCTCAATTTTTGGAAATCTTAATCCTTCACGAGCTTCATTTGGGGTGATAATTCCAGTGTTTACCAGGGTAGAGTAGTAAATAGCTTGAGTTCTATTATCAGGCTGTAAGGCTGGCACAGAAAGTCTATTAGGCCTAATTTCGACACCGTTATTAAAGAAATGTGCAAAGGCTGAACAAAATTGATTTAGAATAGGGATAATTGTATGAAGATAAAATAGCTTTTGGTTTGCATCAATATTAGCATTATTACCAGACTTAAGCAATACGTAAGGCACGCCTATTGCCTTTGCCATGTCTTGCTGAATTCTTTCAATTGATTCTTCAAAGTCTAGTTGATCAAAGTTAACAGATGAAAATGGATCTATCTTTAAACCGCCATCTAAAATTGCAGGGTTTCTAGCACCATCAAAAATGGTTGCATATGTTGATCTCCATGATTCGAGTAGTCTTTGTTTTACCCTTTGAGATAAAATATTATCAGTGGTAAGTACAAATCCCGGCAACGCATTATTTTTAAAGAATTGACGCTGAAACTTAATCATGTAGAAATATAGTTCCATCAATTTTAAAATTGGTTTTAACTTAGATGTTCCTCTAAAAATAGAATTTTCATTCTCAGCCATTACATGAATAATTTCGTGAGGCTCAAATACGATTGCGTCTGATTTTCTTGTCTGTTTACCTCTACCAATATCAAAGAAATCTGCCGCATTTTGATTTGAAACCATGTAATTATAGTGATTAACAAAAGTTCTAGAATCAGGAACCACCTCAACATCATTTGCAGGCAATAAATACAAATCATTACCATCGTAATAGAAAAAAGCGTTACCGTCTAACATAAAGTCAAGAAAAGCACGTCTAAAAAATCTAGATCTGTCTTCAAAGGGGTTGGGTCTAATATTTAAGAGTTTATTTACCTTTTTAGAAGGAGAACCCCCCTCTACGACAAGAGGAATTTCGTTACACGCATTAATAATCATTTCAACAGCACGATGAACAACCTCAATCTCACGATAGGCTTGCTCAAAATCAACAATTGTTTCTGGAGAAGCATAAGGTTCAAGAGAAGCAATAGAAGGCTGCGCTGGGTTAAGTTTTAACCTATCTGCGATAAACTTTCTAAAACCTTTTAGTTCTTCATAGTCTGCCATTTTTTAACCTTTGAATCTCTAACCAATTTTTAATTTTAACTGTAAGATGATTTGAATATGTTTGTCCATAAATTGAATGAAGCAGTTTATGATGTTTTGAACACAAAGTAAACAAATTGTCATGCGATAACTCTTCGGCACAATCTTTTGAAAATCTCACCCTATAGTGGTTTATTTCTTCAACTGTGTCAATAGATAAAATCTTATTTTTATCACACCACTTCCTAAAAAGTTCGCTTACACTAAATAAATGATGAAGTTCTAACTTATCAGAACACCCACAGATAAAACATTCATCTCTGAGTTTGTAATCCTTTTTTATATAGTCTCTTATGTACTTTATTGGGAACCTTTTTAACTTCTTCATCTTACCTTAATTTTTTTGCATTACCAACCAATATTTTTAAATTTTTCTACAACGTTCCATCTAAGTGAAAAATGGACAGGGTCTTTGTTAAGTCCAACGTCATGTTCGGGTAAATTTAAAACTTTTGCTGATACAGTTTTTCTATTGCTATCACAATACTTTTTAAGAAGATAGCTAATAATTATGTCATCGCCTCTTTTTGGGTATCCAGCTTTTTCAATATACGGTTTAATTAAGTCTAATCCGTCTTGTCTAACAAGTATACCAGAGCCAACTAAAAAGTCTACGTCAGCATCTTCACACCAATGATCTGTAAGCTCCTCGTAGCTATTTGACTTCATTACTCCACTTTTCCCATACACTCCTATGATATATTCACGTTTTTTTCTCATTTGTATAATACTTTTAGGGTCTACAATCATGTCGTCATCTAAAATAAACTTGTAAGGTTCATCGTAATCAAAGCACCTGACCCACCGTTCCATACAATACCAATTTTTTTCATTGTTTATAACGTCAACTGGGTGTCCTAAATAAGGAAAAGGAGAATCAGGATTATTATTGATGACGCTAATAGGAAAAATACCCTTATAAGCCTCAATTATCTTTTGAACATTAGCAGGACGTTTGTAATTTAAGACAATTACTCGAATATCAAGCATATATTGAAATGTTACTCATTTTTGAGTGAGTGTAAATAGCGTATCTAACAGCGTCACAAGGGTGGGAACACCAATCATGAATTGGTTTTGGTGTCTCAGTATTAGGATTCCACCTATAGGAACTCATGGCAGAGAACGTATGAGAAGCCCCTAACGTGTCAAAGTAAAGTTTATCTTTTTCAATTAGCACTTGAATGTAGTTAATACCATCATTAACAGACTTGATAGCGTTCTCACAGTATATATCGTAATCATAAGCAAAGTCAGCCTTCACCTGCTGAGCTGCCGAGTCAATGTAGATTGTATCAATATTCCATTCACTAATTTTTTCTTGAATTGCTGAGGCTAACTCTGAGGTAGTTGACTCTTTTGATATAAACTCATCTAAAATAAAGTAGTCTTCTCCATCTGTGCCAATTACTACAAAAACATTATCGTCTCTGTATCCAACGTCAAGACCTCCTATGACCTCTAAAAATCTTTCACCTGCATACTCGCCTAAATGTTTCTTTTCGTCAAGCCCTTCAAAAATTTGTGATTCAGTAGTTGTCCACTCACACTCATATTCTTGCGCAAAAAGTGCTCTTGTGGTTGCCTTTTTTGCCTCAGCAACATCTTTCTCAGCTAAAAGAGGATTAGCTCTCCAAGTATATAAGGCAGACCCCCAATCTTCATACTCTTCGTCTGGTCCTCTCAAGTAATAGTTATATAAATAGTTACCTTTACCTCTTGGAGTAGAAATCCATAGACATCTAGAATCTTTAAACGTTGAAAGAGCAGGCCTCAAATCTCTAGTGAAATATTCGTCATGAGGAATAATTGCTGCTTCGTCTACTATAAGCAGGTTTGCAGCTCTTCCAACAAGGGAGTCGCGATTGTTTGCCGAAAGTAATCTAAATACCGAGCCATTTATTAATTTTACTACTTTATCTTTTTGGTTAAAACGGTCAACTTCAATCTCTAATTGCTTAATTAGGTCTGTGACATAATCCCAGATAATTGATGACAACGAAAAGTTAGGAGCAACAACCATAACTTGTTGTCCAGGTTCTAATAACTTTGCGAACGCTAAAATAGCTGCTGCGTATGATTTGCCTGTTCTCCTAGCGGCAATATGAACAAAGAAACGATTCTCATTCAAGCCATCTATCATAGCTTGTTGAGACTCATTAAATGTTACAGGTGTAGGGAGTTTTGTTAAGAGCTTATCAATACTGAGTCGGAAAAATGTATCACTCATCTAGGCAACATATTAATTATCACAGAAACAAAAGTAGCAATTGCTGCTACAGTGCCTCCTACCCAAAGAAGCGTTTTAAGAGATGTTTTACCTTGAGAGGCTAAGTCTCCTACTTCGTTCAATTTTTTGTGCATAAGTTGCATCTCTTCGTTCATAGAGTTCATTGTAAGAATGATATTATTATATCTTTCTTCGCATACTGCCTCATGAGCAGAGATATTAGCCTTATTTGACTGTGATCGTTCATGAAGTCTATCTAATTCGCCTTGAATTTGATCTAGCTCTCTTATGTTTTCGTTCATTACTCTGCATATAACACATCTAAAGAATACCATACGGCAATTGTGATGCGTTTCTTTCTTCGTACCTCTGAAACAGCGTGACTATGTTGTAATCCAGAGGGGAAAAATACAGCCGATCCTTTTTCTGGTTTTATAGTAAGATCAAAATTAGGAAAACTAATCTCACCACCTTCATAATCATCATTAAGGTAAAATATAGCGGAATAATCTCTAAAACCTGTTGGGTGACTCATCTCCTTAATATGATCAGGAGCATCTTCTTGCCAACAATTATCCGCGTGTAGGTTCATACTATCACCTGGGGCCCAAAACGTCAATTCTGTATTATCTGGAAATGCTATTTCCTGGAATTGGTCAAATATGAATTTTTGACCCATGTGTCTGGCATAATTTAAAGAACGCTCTACCTCGATAAAGGGTGAAGGCATTGAACGATGGAGTTGTTTATATCCGAGAGTTTTATTAACAAATTGTGGAATAACTTGGGTGCCTTCATTAATAAAAGCATTTGTATTTTCAAGAGCAAAGTTTGTTAGAAAATCACAAGTTTCATTAGGAAGTGCGTTTGGAATTACAACAGGGCTCATGAGGAATTACCTAACACAGGGTGGCTAATGCCTGGGACAGCTAAACCTGCTGTGTCTACAATACTAGAAGATTGTATTTCTTCTCTAATTTCGTTGATCCTATCTTGACGTCGTGCTTCAAACTGAAAAAGAGCTGTAGAAGGAATCTCTAATCTTTGTTTATTAGCTAAGATAAAATAACGAGAAACAGAACCTTCATTAAAGCCGTCTTCTACAACATTAGTAATAGTCTTCCAAGCCGAACTACTTGGTAGTTTGTATTTAACTGTATATGTTACCAATTACCCCTCCATTGGTTTTATTATGTTTTAATTATATAATTAACTACACTACTTGGCAAGGTTGTTGTTAAAGCAGGTATGCTTAATGCAGGTATGCTTAATGCAGGAACACCTAACCCAGGAACACTTAATCCAGGAACGGTTAATGCAGGAATGCTTAACCCAGGAACAGTTAATGCAGGAATTGACAGTCCAGGGACTGATAATGCAGGAATACCATGTGAGTGGGCATCAACATCAAGAGCCGGTATGGTTAATGCAGGGATACTTAATCCAGGTACTGTAAGGGCTGGAACACTAAGGGCTGGAACACTTAATCCAGGTACTGCAAGACCAGGAACTGAGTGTGTATGTGCAGCATTAGAAACAGAGTTAACAGCAGAAGCAGTAGATGAGTCTTTTGCAGATGAAGCAAAAGTAGCAGTACCTACAGTGAGTGAGTTAGTGGTAGAACCTGTAGTACCTGTCCCAGTAGTACCAGTACCAGTGGTTCCAGTTCCGGTATTACCAGTTCCAGTATTACTAGTACCTGTCGTACCAGTTCCAGTATTAGCAGCAGCAGTTTCAACGCCCGAGGAGTTAGCTGTGTTGCCTGTTCCAGTATTACTAGTACCTGTCGTACCTGTTCCAGTATTACTAGTACCTGTCGTACCAGTTCCAGTATTACCTGTTCCCGTAGTTCCAGTTCCTGTCGTACCGGTACCTGTGTTACCAGTGCCAGTATTGGAAGTAGCGTTTGTAATTACGGAAGAAGAAGCGGCTGAGCCAGTTTCGGCACCAACAGTTGAGTTATTAGAACCTTTACCAAGAGGGACTCTATCACGAAGATCGGGGAGACCAAATGTAGAAGATCCATCTCCTGCACCAAAAGCACTT